CCGGCTTTTTAGGAGTTGCAAATGCTTCATAGTTGCCACTGGAATAGTACATAGAAAAGCCTCCCTGCTTTTTATTGCTTTTTTCGGCATCCTTGCGCCGTCCTTATGGCAACAGTATACCCCGCGCCGCCGCAGCAGACAACAAACAAACTTTAGCGGGTGTATAAATTTTATACAATCATTCTGTTTTGCTGGAAATACGTACAAATTGTGACAAAAGCCGCCCTAATAGCGAATCGTTCTGTGATATAGAGTGCTTTATAAACCAGTTTCAGCAAAAAGAAAAGCGCCTAGATTTCAACGAATCCAGGTGCTTTTTGTTGGTGGAGGCGATGGGAGTCGAACAACAAAAAAATGATTGAGTGACGTCAAAAACATATCTGCAACGCGCCTAAACACTTGCTAAAAATGTAGTGGGGTTGGTTTGTAACCCATGTATTTTGCTACGTTTACAAAAAAGAGTGTTACCAAAACTGTTACCAGAGTCAGGCCTGTGCCTTTTTGAATGCCGCGGTGGTAGCGGCAGCAAGATCTTCCCTCTGACCGTCAAGCTCGTGCCGATACACTCCGGCAGTGTCCATGTTCTTGCTATGGCCCACGAGCATCTTCAGCTGGCTGTCAGTCAGGACGCTGGATTCAACACTGACAAAGGTGTGCCGCAGCTCGTAAAGTGAAACTTTCGGCTCAAGCCCGTTTGCTTCCTGATAGGATTCCCAGCGGCGATAGAGCGCGTGTTCTGACGGGATCTGAAACAGCGGGGTATTGTAGTTCAGAAGTATACCTTGAGCCTTCAGAAGCTGCACCTGTGCCTCGTATGCCTCGCGAGCTTCCTTGCCCATGTCAAAAGAGCGGATTGCGTTTTCGTTTTTTCCGGTCGTCTGTTCCCGGTGCACGTTGATGCTTCGCCGAAGGTTGACCGTGTTCCCTTTGATGTCTCCATACCATAAGCCAATCAGCTCTCCGGGACGAAGGCCGGTCGCAACTGCAAAGCGGTAGGCGTAGATATATTCATCAAATACCAGCTTTCCATAGTAGGTGCGGGTGTCTACGCTAAACAGCACCTTCAGAGCGGTGGGCTGAAGAATTGTGCGTTTCCCCATCCTGGCATTCTTCGGGATAGACAGGTCGGGGTAGAGTGTCGTGTACTTGTTCCTTCGGCACCACTTGACAAAGGCGGTTTCCGCAGCCCGGATCGTCATAAGCGTCTTTCGGCTCAACGGCTGGTTTGAGATGGGCTTGCGCTGGTTCTTTTTCTGTGAGCGCTTCCGGAACGAAACGTCAATGGCCTTTTGAAGATCGCCCTCTGTTAACTCGTCAATGCGGATATTCCCACAGGTCGGCAGGATATAGCAGTCCCCGTAACGCTGGCATTGTGTCACATAGGATGTCCCGCAAGTCAGCTTCAGTTCTTCTACCCACTGGGCATAGAGGGCAGCTACCTTCTTTTTTCCGTCTCTGATGCTATCGTCAAGCCAGGCATCGGCCTTTGCGTTGGCTTCCCGCTGGCCGGTGCGGCCAGGCGTGCTGCTGTAAAACCGTTTGCGGGTGCCGTTTTTCTGAACTGCGATGCACCAGCGCTTTTCCTTTTCGACCCAAAACGCTGTGTTCGTTCTCTTTTTCATCGTTCTGCTCCTTTCGGTTGAAATTGCAAAAGCATCAAATTTTTTGATATTTGTTGACGGCAACAACCGTTTGATGTAACATATGGTTGTGAGCAGTTGTTTTGTGAGCTTTGGCGAGGTCAACAAAACAAAAAATGGAACCATGGAGGTAACACGCAGATGCAGGATAAAACGGCTGTTCTCGGAAACACCCCGGGTGTTGAGGAGGACGAGCGATACATTGAAAAGGCGTACAGAACTCTCTCAGAGGATAACCGCAAAAAGCTGGAAGTATACGCTGCCGCGCTGCGAAGAACCCAGCTCGCACATGAAGGGACTGATTGAAACGGTTCCTTTATACATTGGCCCTTCGGCTTTGCCGATGGGCTTTTGCTTTAATAGCGAACAAAGAACGGGATCTGCATTCAGCAAACCCCGCTCTTACAAGTGAATGATATTCTACGCCACATGGCACCCCGTCATTCCCGGAGGATAAACATAGAACGAGGATTAACTTTTGTTTTCTTTTTCAAACTGAGCTTTGAGCAGTTCGTACATATTGACCATTGGAAGCTCGATTTTTCCATGATTAAGAACCATAGAGGACATAACCTCCATTTTTGAACGGGCAATGCCATACACCGCTGCAGAGCCGTTGAACCACAATTTTGTTTCAAAATCTTCGTCAGGTACGCTCTTATCAATCATAAACTTGCCGTGTATAACCATGTGATACTTGCAGGAAGCTTCTGAGCCATCCTGCAATGAATAAACGCCGTCAAGAATGAGCCTGACATAAGCAGCCTTCTTAGAAGGATCATCAATTGGAACTTGCTCACTGATAGAAACGGAGAGCTGATGCGTTAATTCACACTGCGACACAGCATCAATGATATTATTATCAAAAGAGCATTCCGTAAGAAAGCTTCCAAGATACTGAATGTCAGCTTCAAACTGCTTTGCATCCATTGTGTGCACCTCCGGTTGGCTTTTTAGGTGTTTCAGGGAACCGAATCAACCTTGACGAAGAAAAGTCAGGCGTTTTAAAAGCTGTGTTGTTTGCAGCATCAGACTTCACATTTTCAGGTTCGGTGGACATGATTCTTTCATCGGGCTTCAAAGGGCACTGTACCGACAGCCCCAAAGCATCGGCAATGTCAATCAAAGTGTCGATGGTATAATTGCATTCTCCGCTCTCCCAGCGGGAAACAAGGCTCTGCTTTACCCCCATCTTTTCAGCAAGGTCTTTTTGTGTCCAGCCTTTCTCCATGCGGGTATCGTGAATCATCTGCTGGATTTGAATATTTATTGCGGCTTTTGCCATCTCAGCAGCGGACATGTTTTGGGTAATGGCTTTGATTAAATCAGATAAAGTTGCTCTGCAAGACATAATCAGTCCCCCTTTTTAAGTTCATTAAAGCGCTGCTTTGCAATAGGAGTATATTTGGGATAAGCGGTGTTTTGATGCCCTGCGCGCTCATGAAAAGCGGTTAGAAGGTAAACCATTTCATTCTGATAGACAAATAGAACACGTATGTTTGAACCCGGAAGTAAAAAGCGCATGGAACACAAAGGAGATTGTCCGACAAGATATTCCATGTTTGATTTTTTCTTGCGAATACAAACATCTCCATAATCCCGGAGTTTTGCAAGATTATCAGAGAGCCTTGACATGAACTGTTGCTCAATTCCGCCTCTTCTCAAAAGGAGAACAAGTTCTGGTATAAAAAGCTGGTGAATAGAAAGCATGCTGCCATATCTTTCAAAAAGATCTTCTAGCAGCATTTGAAACAATACGTCGTTCAGATTGACCACATCCTGTCTGCGCCTATATTATTATATCACTTATAAGTGATATTTACAACACTTTTATACATTTTTACACTATTATTATAGTAGGATGTCTGTACTTTACAGCTTTTCTTTCCCTTGTTCTTGCCCAAGTAGGAGCAGTTCTGCATACTCTCTCAGTTTCCGTATACTTTCGGCATTCAAGCCCTCCATCAGGCGGTCAACGTCTGACTGGGGGGCTTTTTCTTTTTGCTCAAGGGCAGGGTCATCGGTCTCTCTGGTTAGACAGTCAACAGGAACGCCAAAATATGCTGCAACCTTTCTGGCAGTAGCATCTGTAATACCACCGCCATTTTTCCAGCGGTTCACGGTTGGCTTAGAAAGACCCATCTCTAACGCTGCACCGGACGGGGTCTTGTCCACACTGGCACATAGTTCCAAATACTTCTCGTAAAATGTCATAGCATTCACCTCATATATCTCGGCAGAGCCCCACAGCTTTGCCTTCGATCACAACGGTGTTCATTTCCTCTTTGGTAAGGATAATGCTCTCAAACGCCGGGTTTTCCGGGCGGAGCTCTATAAAGTTTTCGTGAAGATACACATGCTTCAGGGTAGCTTCATCGCCGATGAGCACCGCTGCGATTTCTCCCTGCTCCACCTCCGGCTGGCTGCGAATCGCCACCAGATCACCGTCGTGGATGCGGGGCTCCATGCTGTCGCCCTTGCAGGTCAGCGTAAAGGTTGAGTGCCAGCGAGAAGGTACACAAACCATCTGCTCTACATTTTCTTCCGCCGTGATGGGCGTCCCGCAGGCGATCCGGCCTACCAGCGGCACCCAGTCCATCTTTGGCATCGGCTCAAAGCCCGGGGGGATGGTGGGCTTCTTCGGTTCCGGTTTCTCTTCCCAGCCCATCAGGTAGGCGGGGGTGGTCTGCAGCGCATCAGCAAATGCTGCAATTTTTGATTGTGGGATATCGGCTTTACCATTTTCAATCTTACTTATAGAAGATTTATCTTTATAGCCCATCTTGTGAGCCAGTTCTTCGACTGTTAAGCCAAGCTCCGTGCGGCGGCTTTTGATTCTGTCGTATAGAGTTGCCATAAAATCACCAACCTTCGCTCTTATCTTATCATAGAGTGGAATAATATTCAAGTATTTTTTATTTTTTCCTCAAAAAAGGTTGACTTTATTTCCACTTGGTGCTATTATGTGGCTAGTGGAATTCAATTCCACTTTGAAAGGAGGTGACAACCATGACCGACACCAATGCGCTGCGTTCCATCATTGCAGATTCCGGGCTTAAATATAAGGCTATTGCCGAAATTATGGGCCTGACACCGTATGCTTTGCAGATGAAAATTGATAACGAGACCGAGTTTAAGGCCAGTGAAATTGACACTCTGGCCAATACGCTCGGCATGGACATGCAGCAGCGTGATTCCATATTTTTTTGCAAGAAAAGTGGAATTTAGTTACACTTTTGCAAGTTCATTCAGTAGGAGG